ATGGGGGAGGAGCTGCGCAGGTACGTACGTCTCGTGCTCGAGGTCGAGGTCGAGGTGGTCGACCCGGTCGCGCTGCGCGCGGCCGTGCTCAAGAGCTCGCCCGGCGACGAGCTGTGGACCGCGGCCGAGCGGGTCGTCGCGGAGCGCGCCGTGCACGACCGGAACGAGCACGACGCCGCGACCGCGGCGACGGACGCCCTGTGGGAGTCGCGGGCGTGGCCGATCTTCGCGCAACGCCTGCGCGCCGCCGGGCTGTCGGCGGTGGGATACAGCAGCTTCATCCCGCGCATCCGCAAGGACGACGACCCGGACACGTTCCGCGCGATCCCCGAGCTGCCGGCCCGGCGCAACGACGGGACGGTGCCGCGCGTGGCGGAGCAGTCGGCGTCCGTGGACGAGGACGGGCTGTCGTAGCGACCGTCGTGCCCGGCCGGGTCACCCGCCCGCGCCCACCTCGTTGAGCGGTGCGCCGTCGCCCTCCTGAGGCAGGTCGCCCCGCTCGACCGGGCCGCCGGGGTCGGGCTGGTCGCCGTGCTCGCCGGGCCCCTCCACGGCCGGGACGGCGGCGAAGAGCTCGTCGAGCTCGCCTTTCGTGGGCACGCGCACCGTCTGCGCCGCCTCGCGCATCGTCGCGGCGTCGACACCCGACCCCTCCAGCCGCACCGTCGCCTCGCCCAGCACGACGGTGCACGTGTACGTCGGCCGGTCGCCGTCGGGGAGGGACGCGCACGGGTCGCCCGCGCCGCCCCGGTCGGTCCTGAGCATGACGGTGGAGGCCTCTGCGCCGCTGGTGCCCACGTACGCCGCGGACATCCCGTCGCTGCCGGAGACGCCCACCGACTGCGGCGCCAGCTCGAAGCCGTCGAGGTCCAGCACGTAGACCAGCTCGGGTGCCACCCCCGCCGGGGCGGCGTGCGCAGCGACGTCCGCGGCGTCGGCCGGGCCGGCCAGACCGGCGCAGCCGGCCAGCGCGGCGACGGACCCTGCGGCGAGGGCGCACAGGACGACGTTCGCGCGACGGTGCCCGTCAGGTGCCATGACGGCACGCTATCGGACGGTGACGGCGGTCACGCCGACGTGGCGCCGACCGGAGGCGTGAGGGGTGGGCCCCGTGGGGATCGAACCCACAACCCGCGGATTAAAAGTCCGTCCCGACGGATACCGCCTCGTGCGGTCTCCTGCGGTCTCGTGCGGCGTTCTCGCAGGCCAGGCGCGACGCACATGAGCTCCGTGCGGCGACCGGGTAAAGCGTCGTGCAGCCCCGTACTGCGGGCCGTTGCTACACATCTGCTACACGAGGCGACGACTGGAGAGGTGCGGCTGGTCGTTTGGGGCGTTCAAGGTTGCGTCCTTGAGGATCGCCGATGAAGCCGCTGGCCTTTGATCAGCGTCGCCGGACGTCGCCTGCGTCGAGCCAGTACCCGCGCACGCGTGCGCGAGGGTCCTCGACGCGGACCAGCACGAGGTTGCGCCAGGACGCGTAGGCCACGGTTTCGACGAACTGTTCACCGTCGAGCTCCCACTCGATTCGCGCCGTCACGGCGATCTCCGGGCGGTCCTCCTGCGCGCGCCGCGGCGGCACGGGGTGCGCGTTGAGGATCGCCTGCTCTGGCTTGGGGTCGTGGCCGTACATGAGTTCAGTGTGCGCCTTCAGTTCGGCCGACTTCAGTGTCTCGCTGTCGCTTCCAACCTGACACGGTGGCAGGCCTTCCCCTCCTATCGGAGGAAGGCGGGCGCACCCAGTGGGGGTGTGCGCCCCGCGGGTCCGCGCGGCGCCGCCGCGCGACGACTTCACCCGCCGAACGTGTCAAGCGCGCTAGACAAATGACAAGCGGGCTAGACATACTGGCTCCATGGCCGACCTCGCGAAGCTCGCTGATCTTGCCGCCGCCGTCGCGACGGCAGAGCGCGGCGCGCAGACCGCTCGCGACGAGCGCGACGCGGCGATCCGCGAGGCGCTGGCCGCAGGCGTCAGCGTCGCAGACGTCGTGGCCGCCACCGGCCTAGCCCGCCAGCGGGTCTACCAAATCCGCGACAGCTACTGATCAGTAGGCGCGGTTCACCGCGCCGACGACAACAACAGAACGGCCCCGCCAGGTGCTACCAACACCAGACGGGGCCTGACCACCGAAGAGGATGAGGCCCTCTCCATGGCTACCCCGCAGAATAGCGGGGGAGCGGTGACATCGCCGCCCCCTGTGCGCATCAACGCCCACGCGCCGCTGTGGCGCATCGTCGACGCCCTCGCCGCCTCCGGGTGGGGCGAACTGCGCGACGCCCCGCAGTCCGTGCGCACCTACCTCATCGCCCTCGGTCGGCTCGCCGACGCGCGCACCGGCGTCGCCGAAGTCACCGACGGTCAGGCGGCCGAGCGTGCCGGGCTGTCGGTGCGCACCATCATCCGGGCGCGCACATGGCTGCAGGACGCCGGCGTACTCGAGCAACTGCGACGCGGCGCCCGTCGGGGGCTGCACGGCGTGGCCTCGCTCCTGCGCCTCGCCAAGCGCGTCCTCGTCGCGATGCTGCCCGGCGCCCGCGCCGCCAAGGATGCCCGCGCCAGGGCCCGTGCCGCCCGCTCCGGCGGCGCTCCCAACGTGACAGGACGGCAGGCCTTCCCCTCCCTTTGGAGGAAGACGGGCGCACCCCGGTGGGGCGTGCGGCCCGCGCCTTCGATCGTGCAGAAGCAGCTCGTCGACGAGGCGGCGCACGCCGCTGCCAACCCTGCCCGCCCCGAGACACTGGCGAGCATCCGCGCGATGCTTGCGCCGCGCAGTCGGAGATTCGCGTGATCGGGACGGTGCAGGAGGTTTCACCCGCCCGGAAGTTGCGCCGGACACCATTGCCAGGGGAGAACTTCCCCATGGACTCCAGCCGCCAGCTCAGTGCTCGCGCGAGCGTGCTCGACCGACACGAGGAGCTCGTGGCCCGGTTCCGCGCTCGTCGCGGCGGCAGCATCGGCACCGGCGGCAAGCCGGCGGTGGCGCTGCGGTTCGACCACCACTACGACGACTTTGAGCGGAAGGTGCTGCCAGCTCTCGTCGCGCACCAGCTGCCGTGGGCCCAGATCGCGAACCGCGTCGGGATCTCCGCCGCCGGTGACGGTTTCACCTGGAGCCGCCTGCAGGAGCTGGCGTTGCAGTACGGCGGCGAGGTGTGGAATCACGGGACCAACCACCGCGACGCCGCCACTCAAGCGGAGATCCGCGACCAGGTCGTTGGGACGCTCAAGCAGATCCGGGCGCACATGCCGCGGCTCGCCGTCGAAGGGTGGGCGCCGCCGGGCGTCAAGGCCGGGGCGTACATGGGCGCGGCGCCGTTCAAGACCGTCGAGCAGTACACCGACACCTACGCCGGGCAACTCATCCTCGAGCACCACGCAGCGGTCGCCGGCTACATGGGCGAGCGGACGTGGACGCTCGACGGCGAGATGCTGTTCGGGGCGTGGCACCGGAACATCGACCGTCACACCCCCGCAGAGGCCGCCGCGTTCCTCGACGAAGCCGTCCAGCAGAGGGCAGGCATCACGATCATGGTGCACCCGCTGCTCCTCGACCGAGACGGCTACCTCAGCACCGAAGACCTCGCTCGTGTGCTGGCCGACATCGCAGCCCGCCGCGACGCCGGCGAAATCGAGGTGCTGTCCTACTCCGGCATGTGGATCGCGGACGTAGGCAGCAGCTATCGGCACGACCTGGCGCCCTGGACCGACACCGCCATGGTGCCCGCCCGGCAGTCGTACCGCGTCGAGGTCACGTCCGGCGGCACTGACCGCTACCTCGGTGCGACTAAGCAGCTCGTGCTCGAGCTCGCCGCGACCGAGCGCGGCACGGTCACCGTCGAGATCTCCGGCAAGCCAACGACCACCCATGCGCTCACCGGCGGCCTCCCGGAAACCGTCCGCCGCGCCGTCACGCTCGGGCTCGACGAGCACGACATCACGATCACCATCACCCCCGACGTCGACCTGACCGTCGAGGCTTTCCACCTCTACGCCGCCTGACGGAGAGACGACGACACGGCCCCCACCTCCCCGTTCGGGGAGGTGGGGGCCGTGAGTTTCAGCGACGCCGCACCTCGGCGACGGCCGCGATGCAGCCGCTGCAGGAGCCTTCGGGCTTGCCGCAGTCGGTGCACGTGGGCACAGAGCTCTGGACGACGCCGCCGGTCATACCGGCTCCTCGGGCCTGAGCTCGTGCGCGGGGCCGTACCAGGTTGGGTTCGCCGGGTCGTCGGGGATGAGAGCGGCGGTCGTGGCGTGCTCGCTCGTGCTGGTCCAGGCGACCTCGCCATGGTCTCCCGAGGGAGTGATGGCCCGGGCGCCTCGGGCCGGCCACGGAGCTTCGGGCATCGCGGTGATGACGCGGGCGTCGTCGGGCGTCGTTGGCGCTGCAGTGATGTCCTCGGGCAGCGCGGCGATCGCGACGCGGATCGCCGTGACGAGTGCGGCAGCGGCGGCCTGGACGAGGAGGGTTGCCCAGTCGACATCTCCGAAAGTCACGGCGGCCGCGAGCGCCGCGGCGAGGACCTGGAAGAAGCTGCGGGCGATGCGGTCGATGACCGCGGCCGCATGGGAGCGGCCGCCGCCGAGCTCCGGCAGGTTCGCCAGCGACGTGGCGAGCGAGGCGACCGCGACGAATGCGAGAGCGACGAGAGCCTCGAGGACGGTGCGAACGTCGGGGACGCCGACGAGCGGGGCGACGAGCGGCAGCGCGGCCGCGAGGACGGTGTACAGGGCGCGCACGCCGGCGGCGCGCCAGAAGTCGGCGGTGAGGAGCACGGGTCAGCCTCCGTGGGTGAGGAGTCGGGCCAGGACGAGGAGGGGCTCCAGGTAGGCCCGCACGATGAGGGCGAGGGCGACCCAGCACAGCCCGAGAGTGAGGGCGGCCGCGGCGAGCGCGAGGGCCGTCGCCACGGCCGCGCGACGGACGCGGGTCACCGTCACGGCCACTTTCGGATGAGCGCGTTGCGGCTGTCGGGGCCGAACACCTCGTCGGGGTCGATGCCGAGCCACCGCTGCACCTCGCCGAGGGCGTTGCCGGTGTCGTCACCGAACACCATGTCGGTCGCAACGCGGACGATGTTCTGCAGGATCTCGACGCGCTTGCCGCGGTCGCCGGCCTTGAGGCGGTTGTCGCCGCCGGACAGCATGGCCGCCGTCCAGGTGCGCGGGCCGACGACGCCGTCCGGCGTCAGTCCGTGGTCCTTCTGGAACTGGATCGTGCCGCGGGTGGTGGCGGGGCCGAACTTCCCGTCGATCTTGCCGACGACCTCGCCGTAGCCGAGCTCGTGCAGCGTGGCCTGCCACAGCCCGTCCCAGCCGGAGCTCTCCCGCGGCAACGGCTGCTCACGCAGCGTGGGCAGGAACCGGGGCTCGCGCTTGGCGCCGGGCTTGGCCGGCGCCGGCGCCGGCACCGGGGCGGACGCGCCCGGCCCGCCGCTGATCTCGCCCGCGGCAGCCAGGGCGTTGATCTCGTCGATCACCGCGTAGGCGTACCTGCCGGGGCAGGCAGTGGCCTTGGTGTCGCGGTGCCCGCCGTTCAGCGACGGGTGCTCCCACCAGCCCCGCTCGATGCCGTAGCGGATCAGCCAGGCGACGGCCTGCTTCTGCGCCGCGGTCGGCTTGGCGTTCTCGTAGTTGCCGACCAGACAGATGCCCACCCCGTAGCGGTTGTGGCCCGCCGTGTGCGCCCCGACCCGGTCGATGGGGTGGCCCTCGAAGATCAGGCCCGCCGGGGTGACCAGGAAGGTGTACGCCATGCCGATTCCGAACCGGCCCTCGGTGATGGCCTCGATGCTGCGCACGGCGGCGTAGTCGTCATCGAACGGCGGCACGACGTCCGGCGCGACGGTGACGCTGTGGTGCAGCCACTTCTCGAGTCGGCGCACGGTGCGCGTGTTGGAGCTCGGCGCGTACTTCGCGCCCCACTCGCTGCGGGGGATGATGCGGAACGACACGGTGCCTCCCAGGCATGACGAAGGGCCCGTGCATCGCACGGGCCCTGCAGGTAATGGTTGAGGTGGTGCGGTTCTAGCTGCCGGCGCTGAGGTGCTCCGTGAGGGTCTCCTCGAGGTCACGCACCCGGCGGCTGGCGACGGCCGCCTCCCGGTGCCCAGCGCTCGCCTCCCGACGCGCCTCGCCGACGTCACCGCGGACCTGGCGGATGTCCTCGCGCAGCCCGCCGATGTCCCGGCGCGTCTCGTTGTGTCCGCGCTCGAGCCGCTCGGTCGCCTCGGCGGCACGCGTGGCGGTGCTTGCCGCCACCGAGACGGCGTCCTGGATCGCGTCGAGCTGCTGACGCAGGTTCGGATAGGGGTGGTTCGCATGATCGTTCTCGACCTGCTCGACCGCCCGGTCGATCTTCCGCCCGTTGCGCCGCTGCGTGAGCATCAGACTGACGAGCCCGAAGAGCTGCACGACGCCGACGCCAACGAGCCACACCCACCACGGGGCGCCGTCGGGGATGGGTCCTGGGGTCACACTGCATCGCCCCTTGCCGAACGGGACCGCCCGAGGGGCAGTCCGGTCGCGCCGTCGCCTGAGCCGCGCAGCGTGTTGCGCTCTCCAATGAACGGGTTCTCCATGGCTACACCGCCACGCACTGCATGTCGGTGACCTCGACGCCGCTGCCCGTGACACCCAGAGCGATGCTTGCTGAGGCGGATAGGCCGGCAGGGATGGTGAAGGGCAGCACGACCTGCTGCCACGCGCTCGTGAGGGCGATCGCTCGAGAGGCGTTCAGCGCCGTGCCAGACGACGCCGTGAGCGTTGCCGTGGCGCTCGCTCCGGTCGCACGCGCGCGGCCCATGAGCGCCCGGGTGCCGCCGCGCTGCGCCTGCCACACGTTGGCCGGGACGGACCGTGACCACGGTGCCGCGGCACTTCCCGTCGGGGTGGGGAACCACCCGCGGCGCAGCGTGACCGCCGCGTCGGCCAGTGCGAGGCCGCCCATGGTCAGCACCTCGATGGTGCCCGCGTCGCGCAGTGCGGCGACGTGCTCAAGGATCTGCACGTACTGCGCGGCCGTGATCCGGTCGGCGAGGTCGAGCTGCGAGGGGTGCAGGAAAAGCACGGTGCCGGAGCCGGGCGGCAGAGCGTCGAGCATGGCGATGGTGTCGGCCGCGGTACCCGAGTCGAGGCTGTAGTGCCGCGGGATGATCGACCGCTGTCCCGTGATCGGGAACGCGCCGGCGCCCATGTGCGAGGTCGACACGGCGTGGTAGCCGAGGATGAGCCGCCCGGCGGTCGTGTCCCAGTTGGTCGGCTCTTCACCGGCCGAGAAGCCGTCGTAGCCTGTCCCGCCCACGCCGGGGATCACCCAGCCCTCGACGGCCACGGACGGCACCTGCGCCTGCAGCGCGGCCAACGCGTCGACGATCTCCGCGTTCAGCTCGTCCGGCGTGGTGGCGTCGGTGTGGGTCGCGCCGTGATTCCACACCTCCAGGCCGTTCGCGACGGCCCACGCGTCGAGGTCGGCGGGGGTCACGCCGGCGGACTCCGGCAGGTTCCACCGCGACGCGGCGCTGTTCATCGCCATGGACCCCGGCAGCCCCAGCCGCTTGATGTGAGGCAGTACCTTGTCGCGGAAGTTAACCAGGCCGTGGTCCCAGCGGAGCGCGACGACCGGCTTCCCGGCTGTGCCGATCACCCCGCCACGGCGCAGCGCGAATCGCTCCCGTGCCGCGACGTGTCGAGTGCCAAGGTCAGCGGCCGCGACCGCTTGACCGCCGTTCGAGTCGTCGATTCGCTTCCACGGGTTGACCGTGGTGAGCGAGTCCGACACGGTCCACCACAGCTGCGGCTGCTTACCGTAGACGGCGTAGAACAGCGTCTTGACCGCGGACCCGCCGAGGCGGTCACCCAGGACCGTGAGCACGCCGGGGAGCTGTGCCGGAAGGTTCGCCGTCGCCACCGCCGCGGTGACCGAGCGCACCGCGTAGACGCCGGGCTCAAGGGCGAAGGCGTCCAGCTGCTCGGCGCCGGTGAGCGTGTTGGTGCCGAGGGCGGCGCCGGCCGGGTCCATCCGCTGCCACGGGTTCCACTGCCCGTCGAGCGTCTTGGACACCCGCCACCACCGCTCAGGTGCCGCGCCATAGATCGCGATCTCCTGCGACGCCCACGTGTTGCCGGCCACGCGCGCGTTGGTAACGGTGACGAACCCGGTCGCGCCCGTCTTCCCCGGCGGCATGTTGAGCACCGTCGCGGCGTTGCTGCCCGAAAGCCGGTAGATGCCCGGCTCGGTCAGGACGTTGAGGTCCTGGTTCGCGTTAATGCCCTGCATGGGTAGCGTCGCGTTGAGGATCGCCTGGTTCGTGGTGAGGGCCATCTGCTCCCACCACTCTTCCGACGGGTGGAGATCGGGGCCGTCGGGGTAGACGATCCCGAGGCTGGTCTGGGCCATTTAGTCCCTCCTGAGGGGGTTGGCGTCGAACGCCGCGAGGGTCTTCCCGGACCACTGCGCGTCGCGTTGAGCGAGGGTGGCGCCCTGCCAGACGGTGTCGTACTGGCGGAGCGTGGGGTGGATGATGGCGACCTCAAGGACGCGCAGGGAGAGCCGCGTCGCGGCGTTCGCTTGAGCGACGATCTGCTGCAGGCCGAAGACGACGCCCGTGACGCGCAACCCGGAGCGGGCGGGGTCCTCGATCACGACCTTGTCGCCGAGCTGTAGACGCGGGTCGAACACGACCTGGACGTCGCGCAGGTTGGGAGTACGGATCGTCGCCGTGGAGGCGATCCAATCCGCGAGCGCCTGGGCCTGGGTCTCGTACTGCACCCACCACCCCGCGTCGTGGGTGTAGACGGCGGCTTCGGCGGGGCCGCGCGTGTCGGAGTAGAACTGGGTGTCGGTGAGCTCGAACTTGGCGCGGCCGCGCAGTACGGGGAGCTTCTGCCCGAACCGGGATGACCAGACGCCGAGGCCGAACTCGGAGGGCCCCTGCATGCTGGCCTGCTTGCCGGTGGGGACGGCGCCAACATCGGTAAAGACACCGTAGGTGCGCCAGTCGATGCGGCGGACCCCGGTGTTGAGGAGCGAAGTGGACGCCCACGTCTCGGTACCGCCGTCGGAGAGCGTCGCCCCGGTGAACGAGCCGCGGCCGTAGTTGTAGTCCGCGAGGTCAGACGACGGTCCGACCTTCGTGATGCTCGTATCGACCATGATCCAGTCCTCACCTGCGGGCGGGCTGGCGAAGTCGGCGATGAGCGAGCCGCTCTCGACGGTCCCGCTGCTGCCTTCCCAGAGGGTCACGTTGTCGCGGGACGAGCGGGTCACGGATACCTCGGACCACTTCACGACGACCCGCGAGTACACGTCACGCCACTCGTCTGACCATGCCGCGTCGAGCAGGTCGTCCTTCGCGGTGAGCGTGCGCACGGAGTCACCGCGCCACAGCACATCGCGCGCGACCCACTGGACGCGTCCCTGCTCGTCGAGCCACATCGCAGCGCAGACGGCAGCGGCGTGCTCCTTGAGCAGGTCGAGGGCGTTGCGGTTGATGATCGCGGGCTGCGCGACCAGGGCGTGCGGCGAGAAGGCGAGGAGTCGGAACACCGTCGTCGCCGTAAACGCGAGGTCGGCGAAAGCGGTAGCCGGGAAGCCCACCTTGACGGCACCAACCTGGGCCGTCGCGTTGGCCGAGGCGACGCGAACCTGTGAGAGCGCGGTCGTCAGCATCCCAGCTGGCGGGGTGATCGTCGCGGAGACGGACGCCCCGGCGTTCGTCCGCAGCTCGACGAGGAGCGAGGCGCCTGAAGGCGTTGCCCGCAGCACCGCCATGGTGGCGGCTCCGCGCGCAGCGGTCGCGACGGTCGTCGTGGTGCCCGATGCGATGGTCTGCGCCACGACGTTCGCCGCAGTCGTGGCTAGGCGGAGAGACACCGACCCGAACGTCACGGTGACGGAGAAGTTGCCCGCCGCAGCGCCCGGCCACAACACCATTGCCTCGATCGGCGAGTCCAGCGTCCGCGCCACGATGGGGGCGTAATAGGCGTTGACGCCCTGCGCGGCGGCGCCCCATGGCGTGGAGACGAACTGGGGGAAGCCCGTGCCGTCGAAGTCGGTGCACGCCGTGACCTCACCGACTTCAGGCCACATCGATCCCATGGCCGTCGCGGAGACCACCGTGCCGGACACGGCCGGCGGGGTGGCGTAGTACCCGCACATGCGCAGAACCCGGTCGGCGACCCAGACGCCAGACAGGCCCACGTAGCGCGCAGGGTTGCCCTCGACGAGCGGCGGCATGGCGTTGATCAGCGGGGGCAGCGTCACCGGCTGGTTCAGCCTGTCGATGTCGTCGACCAGCGCCGAAGTGAGCGCACCGCCCGCGAACGCACCGGCCGCGTCGTCGATGCGGCCGGTGAGGAGGGTGCACGTGCCCCGCTCGTCGCCCATGGTGACGACCGCACGGGAGCCGCCAGCGGGCGGCAGTGCGCCCTCCGGTGCCCACGGTGTGCGCGAGCGGGTCTCGACGTCCTCGGGCTGAGCCCACGTGACGTCGCCTCCTGCGGCGGTGATGCCGCCAGCGCCGAGCACGGTCCCCGGTAGGGAGGACGCAAGCTCGCGCTTCACCTCGACGTCCTCGATGTCGAGCGCGGTGCCATCGACCGTAACCTGAGCCGTCGGCGTGGTGACGTCCGCCTCGGGGTCCCAGCCGGGAATGGACTGCACCTATCCCACCTCCGTGACGGTGTAGGACGACGCCGCCCACTGGCGGCCGGGCGCGATGCTCGCGAGCGCGGGATCCTCGTCGATGGCTGCAACGACGACGCGAGGCATGCCCTGGCCGACGTGCCACGGCATGACGCGAGCGGTCCAGGTGACCGCGGGGCGCGCGATGACGTTGGCGCCTGTGACAGCGACATAGCAGGACGCGGCGCCCTCTGGCGGGACACCGGTGACGCTGCAGCGCCGGGCGATCGCGCCCGGTGCAGCAGTCCTGGCGGTCTGCGAACCCAGAGATGTGCCGGCGGCATCGAGCCACTGCATGCGCACGTCGACCGCGGTGCCGGAGGCATATACGGACGCCGTGACGGGCTTGCCGGGCAGGACGGGGATGTTGTCGGCCGCCGGCCAGCCCGAGGCGGTCGGCCGTCGTGGCAGCGTCAGCAACTCCGACGGGACACCGACGACGATCGATCGCCCCGCGCGTCCGCCGTCGGCCAGCAGCACCGAGGCGGCGGAGACCGCCTTGGCCGCGTCCTCAGCACGCCAGGTGCCCACCTCGAGGACTGAGGCCGCGGGTGTGAGCAGGTTCGTCACCTGCGCCCAAGGGTCGACCCACCAGAAGGGTCCGCCGCCGTACTCGCCTGCGACCAGGGCTGCGAGGTTCGCGATCCCGGCGGGGTCGACCATCTCGTGGTCAACCTTGATCTCGCGCGCGGTCCGCTTGCCGAGTTGAGCCTTGACCGCCCCGCCGAGAGTGGTGCGGGTGCCCATCGGTCGTTTCGTGCTCCGCGGCAGCTTCGAGGAGTACTCGACGGGCGCCAGCGCCCCGAGCGGTCCTACCCATGTGGTCATCGGCCGCCCCTTCGTGACAGGTATCCGTTGGCGCGCTGCAGCAGGAGCGCAGCGCCGCGGTCGCCGGCCGGCTCCCATGACCGGACGGCGTCGACGAGCTCGGCGAGCAGCTCGTCGGTGCTCATGCCGCCGCTGGCGCCCGTGCCCGCCTTCGTCGACGCGACGTCGAACTGGGCCGTGGCTTGCGGTGCCGCACGCACGCCGGTCTCGATCTCGGACGAGACGCGCCCGAGCGTCTGACGCAGCTGCGGGATCTGCCGCTCGAGCCCGGTCTGCAGGCCCTGCATGATCCAGCCGCCGGCTGGCACCAGGAGCGCCAGGTCGTAGGCCTTGGGGCCCTTGTGGTCGGCGATCCAAGAGCCGATGCCACCGACGAAGCCCTTGACCCGGTCGAAGCCGGCCCGCAGCCCGGACAGGAACCCGTCGAGGATGTTCATGCCGGCGCTGACCAGCAGCCGGCCGGTGCTACCCAGGGCCCGCAGGATCCGGCCGGGCAGCCCGCTGAAGAAGCCAATCACGCCGTCAACGCCGCGCCCGACGGCGGCCCGGGCGCCCGCGAGCGCTGAGGAGAAGAAGTTGGCGATGCGGGAGGCGAGCGAGGTCACGGCGGCGATGGCTCGGCCGGGCAGGGAGGTGAAGAAGCCGACGACCGCGTTGATGCCGGTGGAGACGATGGCGCGGGCTCGGGTCCAGAGGTTGGTGAACCAGCCGACGACGGCGGACACGCCGGCGGAGACGATCGCCTGGGCGCGTGACCAGAGGTTGGTGAACCACTGGGCGACGCTGGCGGCGAAGGACGAGATGCCGGCGGTGATGGATGCCCAGACGCCGGAGAGCCAGCCGACGATCGAGCCCCACACGCTCTTGAGCCAGACGACGACCGTGTCCCAGTTGGCGATGAGCAGCACCAGGCCCGCGATCAAGGCCATGATCCCGACCACGATCCAGGTGATGGGGCTGGCCAGGAGGGCGGAGTTCATGGCCCACTGGGCGGCCGCGGCGATGCCGAGGCCGACGGCGAGCACGCCGAGCGCGATGGCGAAGCCCTGGATGACGGCGGGGTTGGCGGCGAGCCACTCGCCGAAGGCCTGCAGGCTGGGCATGATCGCCGTCAGCGAGTCGCCGAGCGCGGCGAAGACGGCCGAGCCGAGCGGCTCGAGCGCGGCCATCGCGTTGTTCTTGACGATCTGCCACTTCTCGGCGAAGTCCTGGGTCTCGGCGCCGACGCCGAGGATCGTGTCGCCGGTCGCGCCGACCCCGCCGACCAGGTCGTCGAGCGCGAGGGTGCCGGACTGCACGGCGCCGACGAACTGCGAGGCGGCGCGGGTGCCGAAGATCCCGGAGGCGAGGTCGATCGCCCCCGCGGTGTCGCCCTTCTCGATCAGGCCCTCGATCTCGCCGGTGACGCGACGGAAGGCCTCCTGCGGCTCCTCGCCGTCCTTCGCGAGGGTGACCAGGCCCTTGCTCATGGCGGCGAGGGTCTGGGTGGAGTTGATGCCGGCCTTGTCGAGCGAGCCGACCAGGGACACGGTCTCGTCGAACCCGAAGCCCAGGTTCTGCATGGCCGCGCCGTTCTGCTGGGCGGCCGCGGCGAGCTCGTTCATCCCGACGCCGGTCGCCTGCGACACCTGGAAGAGGGTGTCCATGGCGCCGGCGACGTCGTCGCCCTCGATCTTGAACGCCGAGAACGCTGCGGTGGTCTTGGCGACGTCGACGTCTTGGCCGAGGATTCGGCCGGCCTCGAGGTACTGCGAGGCGACGGTCTGCAGGGTGTCGCCCGACAGCCCAAGGCGGGTGTTGAGGTCGGAGACGACCGGGCCGATCTTCTCGTACTCGGCCGGGACGGTCTTGCCCACGTTGGCGGCCACGTCGACCAGCCCGTCGAGCGCCTCACCGCTCGCGCCGGTGCCGACGCGGATGGTGTCGGCGACGTCGTCGAAGGTGGCCCCGATGTCGTACAGGCCCTTACCGATCCCCGCGAGCGCCGCGCCGGCGCCGGCGGCGGCGAGCCCCCGAGAGAGCGCGCCGCCGAACCGGCCACCGGCCTTGGCCCCCGCCTCGTCGCCGGCCGCCTCCGCGGCCGGGACGAGCTCCTTGGTGATCGCCCCCTGCGCGCCGGCGAACGACGGCACCAGGGCGACGTAGGCGGTGGCGAGCTCGATCGCGTCCGCCACGAGATCACCCCCTGCCGTGCCACCAGTCGTCGAACTGCGAGATCGGGATGGGGTCCTTGCCGAACGTCTGCGTCTTGTCCTCGACGCCGGGGCGCTTGACCGGCTTCGGCCGGGGTGCGTGCGGCTTGCCCTGGCGCTGCCAGTTGCCCTCGTTGACCGCGTCGATCAGCTGGGCGAGCAGGTGGTCGGTCAGGCCCCACTCGACGTCGTCGCCGAGCACCGCGCGGGCGACGGCGGACGTGCGGGGCAGGTTGGTGACGACGACCCACAGGTCGCGCCACGTCAGCCGTTCGGTGCCGAGGTCGTCGAGCCGGAGGCCGAGGGTGATGAGGTCGTACTCGACGGCCTCCCCGTGCTCGTCTAGGAGCCGGAGGAGGCCTTCGATTCCCCCTGGGTGACCCCCGAGTCCTTCTGCCAGGAGGCGACGAAGTCGTTCATCTCCTCCTGGGTCATCTCGTCGATGACGGCGAGGTCGTCCTCGGTGCCGACCTCCTCGAGCGCGGTGAAGATCTGGTCGACGGGGCCGAGCTTGCGGATCCGGCGCACGAGGCCGGCCTTCAGGTGCTTGTACTTCGGCAGCACGATCTCCGTGCCGGACGTGGTCGTGTAGTGGAACTGCTCGAGCGCCATGTGCGGGTGCCCTCTCTGGTGCGGTGCGGGAGCCGGTGGGTGGTGCAGCGGGGCGGGCGCGGGCTCCCGCACGGATGACGCCCGCCCCGCTGGTCTCAGGCGGCGCCGAGCAGGCGGCCGTCGTCGGTGTAGATGTAGATCGAGTTGCCGTCGCCGTCGGGGTAGGTCGACAGGGTCACCGGCAGGGTGATCGCGCCGGACTTCACGAAGGTGATCTCGCCGGTCTCGGTGACCTGGCCGTCGGGCGCGACGATGAGGATGCGGTTGGTGCCGTCCTTCATCCGGAAGACCCACGACTTGCGCGGCATCTCGTGCGCGCCGATCTCGACCTTGATCTGCCGGCCGTGCTCGGCGGTGGCCTCGGTGACGGTGACGTGGTCGTCGCCGAAGGAGTTCTTCAGCGACTCCTCGTTGACCTCGAGGTGCGCCCAGGCGAGCGTGCCGTTGAAGGTCTCGAGGATCCGGCGCACCAGGGCGCCCGACCAGTCCGTGATGTCCGTGGTCGAGCGCTCGGGCGTCAGGGTGACGCCGTCGGGCCCGACGTAGCCGGAGCTCTTGAACGTCGGGTCGAGCGCGTCGACGGCCGACGTCGGCAGGGTGACGCCGTGCGCGGCGGACAGGATGGCGCCGGTGGTCGCCTGGTCCGGCGCACCGACGAGGACGTTCTGGGCGTTGACACCCATAGTGATGCCCCTCTCAGGCGATCTGCGGGAGCCCTGGGATGGGCGGAACTACGCGGCCGTGCCGCGCACCGCCACCTGGTAGGTGGCGGAGTATCGGGCGTGCGTCGGGTTGAGCGGGTCCGGGTCGAGGTAGGGCCCGGAGAACTCGCGCACGTCGTAGACCGGGACGTCGCCGATCACGCCCTCGCGCTCGGCGGCGCCGATCAGGGCCCGCACCAGCTGGGCGAGCTCGTGCGCGGCGCCCGGCGTCTTGGCGCGCGACTCACACGTGATCTGCGCGCGGTCGATCACCAGTGAGTCGGCCGGGCCGCCGGTGCGGCGCACCAGCACCGACTTGGCCGGCAGCGTGGCAGGCAGGGTGGCGGCGAAGGCCTGCACGCCGGAGATTCGCGGCGGGATGCGCTCGGCGAAGTGCCGGCGCAGCAGGTCCTCAACGTCGGGGAAGACGATGAGCTCGGCCATCGCTACCTCCCCGCGTCGATCGCGGACGTCAGTGCCTTGTCGACAGCCTCGGCCCGGCGCGCCTCGGCCGTGGCGGTGCGCACCGACGCGCGCGCACGGTTCGCGCCGACGCGCGCGTCGGCCTCGAAGCCCTCGCCAGCGGCCGCGGCGATCGCATCGGCGCGCCGGGCCAGGTCGTCGAGCACCGGCTGCGAGCGCAGCAGGGCGCGGAAGCCGGCGGAGTTCATCTCGATGCGGACCTTGGTGGCCACGGCTCAGCCCTCCCAGTCGATGAGCAGGAGGACGGTGTGGTCGAGCGCGCCGGTCGCGGACGGCCAGCGCGCCGGCTCGCCGTCGACGGAGTAGAGGCGCCCGGCGTAGCGCACCCGGGAGTGCGCGGTCACGGGGGTGTCGGGCGGGGCGTAGACGGTCCAGCGCACGATGACGTTGGATCGGCCGGCCAGGTCCTCCGAGGACGCGCCGGGCTGCACGGAGCAGCCGGGCACCGGGGTGACGGACGCGGGCTCGGCGTCCCAGTCGGGCACGAGCTGGCCGCGCTCCTCGACCATCGTCGGCTCGACGACCTCGATGGTCTGGGTCGCGAAGGAGGGGAGCATCAGTCGTCCTCTTCGTCTGCGATGAGGTCGGTCATGGTCTGGCCGCTGAGCTGACCGCTGCAGGTGAAGGAGTAGGTGCGGCCGTCGGCGCTGTACCCGGCGCCGCGGCAGGGCCGCTGCCCGCACCGTTCACACCGATTGCGCCGGCTCACCACGAGATGCCCGGCAGCCGGTAGGAGTTGAGGATGGCCATGTCCCGCTCGAGCAGGGACAGGCCGCCGGCGACGCCGGGCGCGGTGGTGGCCCACTGCACCGAGATCGCGCCGGCCTGCTCGCGGGTGGCGCCCAGCGGCGAGGCGATCGCGTTGGCGACGACCTGCTGGATGATCTGGGCGACGTCGGGCGCGTCGTCGAAGCCGTGCTCGGCCTCGACGACGATGGCGCGGTAGCGGTCGGTCCAGCAGCCACGTAGGCGGCGCAGCTCGCCGTTCTCCGACCACTCGAAGTCGACGTCGTCCGCGAGCGCCTGGCCGCGCTCGGTGACCGAGGTGACGTTGGCGAGGCGCATGGTCTTGAGCGGCAGCAGTCGCCCGCCGGGGCCGTCGAGGCGGAACTTCTCCTCGATCTTGGGGGCGATGTGCCAGCCGCAGTAGCGGCGGATGCCGCGGGTAGCGCCGTCGATCAGCGGCTTGAGCCGCGGGTCGGTCTCGGGGATCTTGCGGCCGGTGCCCTCCGAGAAGGCGGCCGGGGTGAGCAGTGCTGGGTAGTCCACGGCCACCTCCTCGGGGTCGGGCTCAGGCGTTCGACGTGCTGCCGGCGGGCGGCGTCTGCGCGCCGCTGGGGGCCGGCGGCGTCTGCGCGCCGCTGGTGCTGGCGGCCGGCGTGCTGGCGCCGCGCGTCTTGTTCGCGGCGCCGCGGCCCTTGTTCGCGGGCGCCTTCTGCTTGGTCTCGGTCAGGCCGCGCTTCTTGGCGTCGGCCTCGGTGAGGTTGAACGTGGTGCGGGCGCCGTTCACGACGGCGTCGTACTTCTTCAGGCCGGGCATCGGCTTGCCTCCGGTGACGAGTCGGGGTGGGGTCGGGGGGGGGGGGGGCTGGTCTGTCCCGCCCCCCGCCGGGTGCGGGTCAGGCCGCGACGTCGGTGACGACGAACGCCGACGGGCGGGTGACTGCGAAGGCGACGCGCTCCTCGGCGAGGACGGCGACGAGGTTGCGGGTGAAGAAGTCCGCGTGCGAGTCCGAGAGGGTGACCGTGGCCTCCTCGCGGTCCCACAGGACGGCCTTCTTGAAGTCGCCCACGACCGCGGTGCCGTCGGGCAGCGCCTCGGTCTCGATGATCGGCACGCCCCACAGGGTGCGCGGGCCCATCGCGAACGGGCCCGAGCCGAAGTACTTGCCGGTGTCGCCGTCCTCGCGCATGAGGTCGACGGTCTCGACGTCGGTCGGCGACAGGGCGACGCCGTTGGGGATCACACGCCCGACGCGGCGGGCCTTGGTGATCGCGCGGCGGACGGTCTTGAAGATGTCCGTGTCGAAGGCCTGGGCCTGGGTGCCGCTGGTGGAGAGGATGCCGGTGAGGTTCTCGCCCGTGCCGTCGCCCGAGACGATCTGGTCCTCCTCCTCCTCCTTCAGGTCGGCCACCAGCTCGTCGCGGATCAGGCCCTCGAGGGCGGCGACGTCGGCGAGCGCGCGCTTGGTGGCGGGCACCCACTCGGCGATCGTCTTGACGGTCGCGGTGTCGCGCTCGAAGGACCACGAGCCCTCGGGCTTGAGGCCGCCGGCCACGGCGGTGGTCGTGCCGCCGGTGCCGTCGCCGATCGGCGCGGAGCTGGTGGCCTCGGGCACGGGCGCCGCGGCGTTCGTGTGGGCCGTCTGGCGCACGTACTCGACGGCGTCCGAGCCGGTGCGGCGCACCGAGATCACGTCGCGCAGGGCGAGCGTGCGGCGGCCGAGCATCTCGACGATGCCGGTCTGCTCGGGCGTGACGAACGCGCCGGCCGAGCCGGTGTCGCCGCCGACGAACAGCGACTTGACCGCGATCGGGTCGGACTGCACGCGCGACTTCTCGGGCACGCGGCCGCCGGGGAAGGAGGCCAGCAGGTCCTTGAACTGCTTGGACCCGGTGATCCGCTTCTCGAGCGGGACCTGGTTGCCCTTCTGGGCGCCCAGGTCGCCGGCGACGATCGCGGCCGTCTCGGCGTCGGAGGGCAGGACCAGCCCGACCTCGTCGGCCAGGGCCTTGGCCTGGGCCACGAGGTCGGCGTCCTTCTTCGCGACGTCGGCATCGGCCTTCGCCTGCGTGGCGGACTTGAAGTGGTTGTCGAACCGCGACCGCTCGTCGGCGGTCATCTCGCGGCCCTCGGCGTCGGCCTTCTCCGCGATCTCGCGCGCGGACTTGGCCTCGGCGGCTGCCTTCTCGAGCAGCTGCTTCATGCGACTCATGGGTCGCCCCTTTCCGGGTCAGCCCGCCAGTGCGGCGAGCTCGATGGACTGGAGGGTCGCCAGGTCCCGTGCGGACGGGTTGAGGCCGCGCTCCTCCGCCTTGGCCCCGACGGGCTCCTCGGCGTTGGCGCGGCTGTGACCGCTGGCCGTGTCCTGGTGGGCGCCGCCCTGGCGGGCGGACTTGGCCGGCTCGTCGTCCCCGAGGGACGCGAGCACGGAGTCGATGGCGTCGCGCGCCTCGCGCAGCGACGACTCGTTCTTGGCCGACAGCACGCGCCCGGCCTTCAGGCCCTCGGCGAGCGCCTTGACCGCGACGATCGAGGTGTCCTGGTTGGCGCCGATCGGCACGAACGAGAACTCGTAGACGTGCAGCTTGCGCAGCTCGTTGGCCGCGGTGCCGTCCTCGAGGGTGACCTTGCCCTCCTCGAGCACGTCGTAGGCGAACGACAGCTGGTTGAGCCGGCGGCCCTTGGCCAGCCGGTAGACCTGCGGGCCCTTGGGCGACTCGAGGTCGAACCAGCCCCGGACCCACCAGCCGTGGTCGTCCTCGCCCATGTCGGCGGCGCCGGCGACGAAGAAGTCCGGGTCGTCCATGCGGTGGCCGTACAGGCCCGGCAGGACGTTGCCCGACTCCTTCCACGCGGCGATCGTGTCGAGGAACGCGCCCTTGGCTACGACGTCGCCGTAGGCGTCGGCCTTGCGGATGAACGTCGACGGGTAGACGAGGAACTCGCCCTCGGCGAGGCCGTCGGCCGGACCGGCCTTCACCTGCACGGGCAGGGTCTTGATGTCCATGTGCCCTCCTCCGGGCAGGTGTCAGCGGCGGGCGCCGGGTGCGTCCGCTCGTGATGGGTGGTGGGTCAGGGGATGGTGACCTCGACGCCGCACATGCAGCCGGCGACCTCGTCCACGCCGCCGGCCGGGTCGCCCGGCCACTGCATGCCGTTGGAGAAGGTGTCGTCGATGCCGACGGTCTCGCCGTTCATCGCGGCGTGCGACGAGCGGGGGTTGCCCGACTGCACGACCCACGTCTTGGTCGTGCGGGGCCGGTTCATCTGGGCGGCCGCCTCCTTGACCGCGAACGCCGCCAGCGTCGTGGCCAGGGTCGTGGAGGACTGCTCGGCCCGGGAGGTCTCGGCCAGGTCGAAGACGCCGGCCGGAGTGGACCCCTCGGCGTCGTCCTCGAGGTCGCCCGCGAGCGCCGCGGCGATCTGGGCGCGGGTGGTGGAGTTGATCGCCCCGGCCCGCGACTCGGCCACGGCCCGCAGGAACTTGCGGGTGCGCGCGGTGGAGTAGGTGTCCGGGTCGATGCCGAGGGCGGCGAGCGTCGCCGTGGCGATGTCGGTGGTGACGTCGACGGCGAGGCCCTCGAGGTCGTCGGCGAGCTCGTCGTTCCAGCGGTCCTCGTCCCACCACTCGTCCTCGACCTTGGCGCCGAGGCGGGACAGCACGACGGCGCGCTGGCGCTTGAAGAACCGCACGAGGACCTGCTTGGCCGCGGCCTCGTCCTCTTCGCGGGCGTCGGCCTTGACCTTGAGCGGCGCATCGGCGCTCTCGCGTGAGAGCACCGGCCCGCCGGCCTTGGCCCGGGCGACGCCGGCGCGCAGGTTCTGCGCGCCACTGTCGGACGGGGAGGCCTGGCCGCCGACCAGGACGTTGAGCGGGGTGACGAGCTCGTCGCCGCCGGGCACGGCCGGCAGGTTCTGCCGGGCGCGGGCCTCGTTGCGGGTCAGCCACGGCGCGCCGACCGAGGTCTGCAGCGAGGCGGCCTGCTCCTCGAAGGAGCCGCGCAGCTTCTCGGCGAGGTTGAACTCGACGTAGATGCCCTTGGCGTCGAAGTCCGGGAGCAGCTGCAGCCCGATCTCCTCCTGGATCATCGTCAGCCAGGGGCCGAGCGTGTCCTGGTAGAGCATCTTGTGCTGCTCCTCGATGTTGCCGAAGGTGGCGTGATCGAGGATGCCGACCATGGGCGGCGGGACGTGGAAGGCCGCAGCGACCTCCTCGCGCGTGAGCTTGCGCGCCTGGACGTACTGCAGCTGCTCGGCGGTCTGCGAGGCGGGCACGAACTTCATGCCGTCCTCGAGGATCGGCGTGCCGCCGGCCTCGGGGCCTCCGCCGGCGTACTGCGCCTTCCAGGCGCGGGCGAACCGCGTGCGGGCCTCGGCCGACCACTTCGGGGCCTCCGTGGGCCGCTCGAGGTAGCCGGCCGTGCGGGCGCCGTTGCGCAGCACCTGCTCGCGCATGCGCCCGGCCTCCCACTCCTCGGCCAGCACCCGGCGCAGCGCCTCGATCGGCGGCGCGCCAGCGACCGAGACCAGCGGGTTGTAGCCGCGGAAGTAGACGACCTGGTCGGCGGGGAAGTCCTTGGCGCCCTTGTCGCCGCGGTAGCGGAAGCCGTCGGGCGCGAAGCCCCCTGCGCCGAGCAGCGTCACGTTCGGCGGCGTCAGCCGGGCCAGGCCGTCGACCGAGTCGGAGGTGCGGATCTTCAGCCAGTAGGCGGCGTCGAAGATCGCGTAGTCCTGGACCGTGGCGTCCATCAGCCGGTAGCGCGTCATCCACGGCGCGGGCCGGCTCAGCAGCGCGGCGAGCGGGTGGTCGGTCAGCCGCTTGCGGTCGGTGTCCGACAGCCGCTGGTAGGTGTGCAGGCCGAGCGAGGCGATGTTGCGTCCGAGGAAGGACACGACGGTCCGCACGGCCGGCTGCGTGCGCCAGATGGCGGCGTAGTCGGCGGTGTAGTCGTCGGTGATGCGCACGCTGTAGGACGGCGTGGCGGGGGAGCGGTCGAGCGCCCTCAGGGCGCCCTCAGAGACGACGAAGGCCACGGCTCACCCCCTGCTCAGTGCCTGGACGAACTCGACCTGGCTGCGCTCGACGACGACCTGGCCGTCGACCTTGGCCGCCTCGCCCTGGACGGGGTGCAGTGTGCAGTCGACCAGCACCAGCAGCGGGCCCGAGCGGCGCAGCAGCACGCCCTCGATGGCGTTGCCGGTCAGGAGGTTGACGACCACCCGGTGCTTGAGGACGATCCTCCAGCTCATGCGCTCCACGTCCTCTCACACGATCATCAGGTCGTTGTCCTCGTAGGCCGACGTCCCGCCGTCCTCGACGGGCTGGGTGGCCTGCCAGACGGCGTTCTGCAGGGCGATCAGCGGGGCGATGTCGACCGGCGACTTGGAGCGGTCCAGCAGGATCGCCCCGTCGCCGGAGACCTTCACCGCGGCCGCGGCGGCCGCGACGTCGAGCAGCGGCTGCGGCATGCGGTGCAGCCGGCGGCCGCGCACGGCCTCGAGCTCGCGCTCGGTGTCCTCTTCGGGCAGCGAGACCGACCCGAGCAGGCGCGGCTCGACGTCGCCGTCGGTGACCGGCAGCGCGGCGCGCACGAGGTTCCACAGGCGCCCGGTCGCGTTGCCGAGGTGCTCGCCCTGCAGGCGGACCACCGTGACGTGCTCGAGCGCCTCGAGGTCGTCCGCCAGGGCAGACACCGGGGCGCCGCGGCCCTGCAGCACGACGGTCAGCGGCCGCTCGGCGCTGGCGCGCTGCTCGAACCACGGCACCACCCAGTCGGTGCCCGCGCGAGCCGCGGTGACCTCGCCGTGCGGGTCGCCGTCCTCGCGCAGCGCCGCCCAGGCGACGTAGGCGGTGGTCTTGTCCCACGACACGTCCAGGCCGAACCACAGCGTGGCGTCGTCGGGCACGCGCGACTCGGGGTCGAGCGTGGCCTCCCAGGCGCCGGCGGGGAACGGGCCCTCGCGCTTGCCGTCGATCCACTGGCCCATGACCTCGTTGAGGAACTTCCCGCGCGCCTCGGCGTCGGCCTGCGCGGCCCGGGCCGCCGAGGCGATGTTCGACTCAGGCATCGCGTTGCGCCCGTCGGCGGTGATGTAGTTCATCGACGGGTTGGCCATCGCCCACGCGTCGCGGTCCCAGATGTCGGCGGTCGGCGGCGCCGACCACTCGAAGATCGCCAGATCGTCGTCGACGTCGCCGACCACGTCGTCCGAGTCGAGGACCTGGCCGTCGCCGCCGAAGGTGCCGTCCGGGTCGCCGAGCAGCAGGTGCGCCAGGCGGCGCAGGCTGCGCAGCACCACCGACTCCAGCGTCCCGGCGTTGGACGGGGCGATGACCATCGCCTCCTCCTGCGCGAGCGTGGTGTTCGAGATCGCCGCCCAGGCCTCCCACGAGGAGTGCTCGCGCAGCTCGTCGAGGAAGACCACGCGCGCGGACTTGCCGCGCCCTGCCCGCTTGTTCGCCGCCTTGACCTGGTACTTGTTCCCCGAGTCCAGCACCAGCGCGTGGGCGCCGTTGGTGCGATAGACGTGGGCGATCTCCTCGGCCAGCTCCTCGTCGTTCTCGGCGATCTCGACGGCCTCTTCCCACAGGCCCTCGGCGGTCTCCAGGTCTTGGGCGGTGCCGAGGATCAGCCGCGTGCCGTGGATGTACAGGAACCACAACGCCAGCACCTTCATCAGCATCGACTTGCCGTTCTGCCGGCCGACGATGATGACGACCGTGCGGAACCGCAGCCGCCCCGACGGCAGCAGCTCGAGCAGGTGGATCAGGAGCCACTTCTGCCACGGGTAGAGCTCGATGCCGATCGCGTCGGCGAACGCGATGACGGAGAAGCCCAGGGACGTCTCGGGGGTCAGCGGCCGCAGCGGCTTGGTCCAAATCCGCGGGGTCTCGCTACCCTGTCGCCTCCGCTCCATCGGCACCTCCGCGCAGCATGGTCAGCTTGCTCTTGCGCGGCTTCGCGTCCTTCGTCGTCGGGACGGACGCCGGCGTGATCTGCAGCTCGGCGCATGCCTTGAGGTAGGACGGGATGGCGCCGAACGCCGCGCGCTGCAGGGCGTCCAGCCCGGCGCGCTGCGCCTCGTCGATCAGCCACGCGAGGGTCAGCACCGCGGCCACCGGGCCGGTGTACTTCGCCGAGGACAGGTGCGTCGCGGCGTCGACCGAGGCCTTCGTTGCGTCGTACATCGGGCCGCGGCGGCGCGCCGGCGCGCGGCGGGGGAGCACCCGGCCGGCGAGCGCCGTGACCTGGTCGGCCAACTGCCGCTCGACGGCGAGCGCCGGGTGGACGATCGGGCCGCGGCCGCCGGCGACGACCAGGCCCTCCTCAGCGACCTTCGCCGCGGCCGCGCGGTAGCGGACCACGGTGGTGCAGTACGCCTCGAGGCCGACCCGGTCGATCGGCTCGACGAGCTGGTGCTCGGCGACGACCTCGCGCCACACGGCGGCGACGTCGTCCTCCAGGTGCGCCGGGGGGGCCGGCGGCTTCTTGGGGGAGCGGCGTGCGGTCACAAGATCGCCCTCCCCACGGCCATGGTCCCGACGTGCATGGTGCCGACGCGGAGCGTGCCGACGGCCGCGCGCGGCTGGTGCTGCTGCGCCCGCTCGAGGTACTCCGGCCGCAGCCGGGCCACGAGGTTGGACAGGGTGCGCCGCGAGCGCCGCCACTCCACGAGCTGCCCGATCTCCTCGACCGTCAGCAGGGGGTAGTCGGCGAGCACCTCGCGGACGGCGAGCTCGACCTCCTCGGTCGAGGAGCGGCGGTGATAGCGGTCGCGCGCGCCCGGCGCGAGCGCGCGGCGCACCGCGTTGCGCGAGGCGCCGACGTCGCGGGCGATCCCGCGGATGGTGCCGCCGGCTTCGCGCCGGTCATGAATCGCTCGACGGTCATGCATGGCACCGGGGGCAGAGGACGCCGCGCGAGCGACGGTCGAGCGGCGAGCCGCGCCGCGGAGGGGCGGAGAGCACGCAACGCGGATCCGTGCGGACGTGCACCTGATGCCCGCGGCGCACGAGGTGCAGAGCGTGCCAGTCCCGGGAAGGCCCTCCGCTGTAGAGGCTCGCCGCGCCGATCAGCCACGGAGCCGCGGCGATCGCGAGCGCGATCCAGTCCGGTAGCTGCACGGCGTCCTCCCTGGTCAGGGTCCGTTTTCGTTGCCACGTCACCTCCCGCGAGGGAGGGGGGTCGGTCCTTGCGGGGAGGGACAGACCACTGCCGGTGGAGTGGTCCGGCCGGCGGCGTCCAGCGATCCGAACGCCCCTACCCCTGCGGTCAGACCTGGCGCGAGAGGAGGCCGAGGCTCGGCTTGAGGTCGCGGTTGCCGCGCGACTTGTTGCACCGCAGGTGCGCCGACCGTCCGTTGCCGGGATCGAGGCGCAGCTCCGGGTGCGTCGACCACGGCTTGGCGTGGTCGTAGGAGAAGGACTCGGGCTCGTCAGGCGCGGCCTCGTAGTCGATGGGCTGCCCGCACAGCCAGCACGGCAGTCGCTTCGCCCGCTGGTCGCGCTTGAGCTTCTTCATCGCCTTCGACGAGCGGTCGTCGCGCGCGGCCACGGCCCACCTCCTCGAAGGCGAGCGGGCCGGCGGCCCCAGGATGCCCGTCCCAACGCCGGCCCGCTCGCACGCACCCGATCCCGAGTACGACGAAGGCCCCGCGCACCAGGTGGTGCTGCGAGGCCTCCGGAGCCACTACGGCTCATCGAAACGGAAGGTACTCCCCAAACCTCGGCCCGCGCAAGTGGCGGGCGTCTGACGCGCCGCTCAGATCGGCCAGTCGGACCGCATCAGGTCGTGGCCGCGTCGAGGCGGCTTGGGCGACGGAGTGCCGAGGATGGCTGCTCCGATCACCAGCGCGAGCAGAGCGCTCAGCAGCAACTGCCACCAGTGGGCGGTGATCCAGATCGCGGCGAGGCCCAACACCATCGCTGCGACGATCGCGAGGCGGCCGAGGGTCAGGACGGCCGTGCGGCCAGCGTTGCTCATAGTGCTCCTCCTGTGGTGGTGGGGATGACGTCGGTCGTGGCGCGGCGGGCGGCCGCCTTCTCGGCGTGGCGGGCGCGGTCCGCCGCCAGGACGTCGAGCACGTCGCCGAGCCGGTAGAGCGGGCGCGCCGGTCGCGTCGACGTCGTGCCGTGCTGCTCGAGGCGGCCGCGGGCGGCCCAGTGCTCGAGCTGCTTCACCGTCACGTCGACGCCGAAGCCCGACAGCGCCCGGGCGAGGTCGGTGCGGGCGAGCAGCATGTTGTCGGCCTTGCCGAGCAGCGAGCGCCGGCGGTCCTCGACGTCGTGGGTGGTGCCGCAGTCGCGGCAGGTGACCTCGCCCCGGAAGCGGGACGGCGGGGCCCAGAGCATGGCGCGGCAGGTGTCGCCGGCGTCGGTGAGCAGGGCACCGCACTCGCCGACGAAGCGGCGCAGGGACGGGGCGTCGACCACGCGATCGGCCTCGGCGAGCGCGGCCATGAGGTGGCGGTGCATGTCGTGCCCGTTGTGCTGGGCTCGCATCCAGGGGACGTTCTTCGCGAGGAAGTAGCCGAGGGCGTCGAAGGTGTTGAGCGGGCGGTAGAGCTGCTGGGCTCGGGCGATCGCGTCGGCGGCCTCAGTGAGCGTGGCGAGCAGCTGGTCGCGCACGTCGCCGGCGCGGCTGTTCCAGTGCACGGGCGACTCGTCGGGCTGGTGGACGACGCCGACGCGGTCGGCCGAGAAGCGCTGCTGCTTGAGGTAGGCGGCCTCGAGCGCCCGGCCCGTCTGGCCGACGAACAGCAGCGCGACGGCGAGGTCGTTGGCGCAGTCGCCGCAGACGGTCATGCCGGGCGGGACGGTGTTGCCGCAGAGCCGCTCGTGGGGTCCGGTCTCGACCTTGCAGCTTGGGAGCGAGGAACGGGCGAAGTGCTTCACGAGGAGGAACCTCCGGGGGTGGGGCGAGGGCGACCTCCACGCTTGCCACGACGGCGACGGCGAGAGGACGAGGTCTGCTGGGGCTGAGACTGGCGAGAAGGTGCGGGTGCTGAGCCGGGGGAGGTAGCGCCCTCGCGGGCGTCCTCTGTGGTGGGGGTTACCGACCCTTCCCGACCCGACCCGACAAGACCTGTCTCCGGAGACTGGGAGTCCGGGACTCGGGTGGGACTCGGGCGAGACTCCGGCGGGGTGGCGCTGCGGGTCGCACGCGGGGGCGGTGCGGGGTCCGCTGCTGCCGGCGCTGCGGGTCGCCCAGCCTGGGGGCGTGCGGGGTCCGCTGCTGCCTTGGAGCGCCGACGCTGGCCGTCGCCGGTCGGCGCGGGTCGCACAGCCTGATCAGGGCGTGCGGGGTCCGCTGCCGACGGCGCCTTGCGGCGGTCGTCGTCGCTGAGGTGGTTCGGCTCGACGGGCCACCCGTTGCGTGTCAGCACGCCGGCGGTGTGGACGCCGTAGACGGGCCGGTCGGGTGCCGGGCGGAGTGTCTTGCGGGAGTCCCAGGTCTCGCGGTCGGCGCCGCGGCCCTGGTTGCACTGAGCGCAGGCGACGACGAGCGTGTCGGGCGTGCCGGACTCGCCAGGGTTGAGGTGGTCGAGCGTGCCGGTGCGGTTGGTCATCGGGCCCGTCCAGTGGACGAGGATGCCGCACCAGCGGCAGTTGTCGCCGTCGCGCAGACGCACCTGTACGTACAGGCGCGGGTCGCTCAGGTCCCGCTTGCGCTGCCGGTCCCACTCGATCTCTGCGCGGGTGCGCACGTGGATGAACTCGGCGTCGGCCTTGAGCTGCCAGTGCGTGATGCCGTCGACGTCGACCTCGGTCATGAGGCCGGCGCGCACCGCGTGGGCGACGAGCTGCCGCCAACGCGACAGGCCCATCGTCATCGCGGTGCCCGGGTCGACGACGTAGTCGGTGGTGTGAAGCGCGACCTGGAAGTAGCACCGGAAGACGAAGCCGGCGACCTCGTTGAGGAGTCGCTCGTCCTCCGGGTCATGCCCCGCGACCCTCATCAGGTCGGGGTGGGTGGCGGCGCTGTCGCCGCCGCGGGTCCAGGACACGCGGTGCGGCTCCTTCCGGGAGTCGGGTCGGGTGGGTCAGTCGGAGCAGCGGCACTCCCCGGTCATCGGGTTGATCACGCCGCCGCAGGACTCGCAGCGCAGGGGCTGCGGGTTCGGGGTCGTCGTCACGTGGTGGTCACCTCCTTCTGCTGCTCGTAGCGGGCGCGGATCTCCGCGAGGGTCGTGCCCGGCGGCGGGGCCGGCTGCCGCGGCGGCGCGTGCTCGTCACACCGCCAGCCGCCGGCGTACAGACGGGCCGGCGCCTTGCCGCACGAGGTGCAGGGCCGCGAGCGCCGGGGGCCGGTCACGTCTGCCGCAACAGGTGCTCGATGACGCCGTCGGCGTTGCGGCGGTACGGGGTCCGGTAGGTGTTGAACTCGACCGGGCCGTTGCCGTCGGAGGCGGCGATCGCGCGGGCCAGCTCGTCGCGGTCGAGGGCGGCGGAGAGCATGTCGCGGGCGAGGTCGACGTCGAGCTGCTCGACGTCGCGGTGGAGGCGGGCGGCGATCACGGCCGCGGCGCGGGCAGCCGGCGTGGTCCCCGACTCGGTGGGGCCGACGGACGGCTCGTCGGCGCGGCGCATGTTGGTGGCCCACTCGAGCACGACCTCACGGGTTAGGCCGTGGGCGATGCCGTCGAAGAGGTTCTCGGCGGCCTCGACGTTCTCGAACCAGCCCGAGCCAGCCTCGACGTGGGAGTACACGAACCAGCGGCGGGCGTCGACGACGTCTTGGGCGCGGTGCAGCGGTGCGGTGCGTGCGGCGGTGCTCGGCACGGTCAGTCCTTCCGGGTCAGGACGGCGGTGATGGTGCCGTCGAGGAGATCGACAGGGCGCCAGACGTGGGTCTCGGCGCCGGCTGCGGCGAGCGCCGCGAGCCACTTCTTCTGCTCGGGGCTCACGCGGCCGAGCGTTCGCTTGAGCTCGGCGTAGATGACGCGCTGGCCGACGAGGACGAGGTCGGGGAAGCCCGGCTCGGAGCGGCGGCTGTCGTGCGTGTGGTAGGTCAGGTAGCCGAGCTCGCGGGCGGTGCGGCGCACGCGCTCGAGGAGGGCGGCCTCGGTCATCGCGCCGGCGACGTGGGAGCGGTACTCCTCGGGCGTCATCGGTGCCCGCTGTCGGCCCGTCACGGGCGGGCGGCCCGGCGCCGTCACGCGGCGCCCTGCCCGCGGCCGCGCAGCTGCCGGCGGGCGGCGGAAGCCTCCACGGCCGCGAGCGCCACGACAGTCAGCGAGGCGGCCACGACGACGGCGGCCGCGGTGAGCGTGATGACGACGGCGGTGCTCACGCCACGCCGCCGAGAACGTCCAGGCGCGAGCGGCCGTCGTCGCCAACCACCTCCACCGTGCCGCCGCCGCGCTGGACGTCGGCGAGGTGCTTCATGAGGCCGATCGCTCGACGCATGGCCTCGGACTCGCCACCGACCTCGTCGGCGATCGCGCGAAGCGCGTCGGCGGTCTCCAGGTTGAGGTTGACGCTCAGGCGTGCCGTCTGCTCGGTCGCGGGCGGCCGCACGGCGTCGCTGGACGCGGGGAATTCGGCGTCAATCTCGTCGGCCGCCTTGCGCAGCTTCGCGGCCATCGCGCGCATGAAGCCGTCACCGTCGATCGAGAGGGTGAGGTTGGCGCCCTCACCACCGACGGTCACGGGCACCTCGATCTCGCCGAGCTCGACGATCTCGGCCGGCGCGCCGGTCTGGGTCTTGTGCGTCGCGGTGAGGGTCAGCGCGACGAGCTGGGGCGGGAAGTTCATCTGCATGGCGGGTCCTCCGGCCGCGAGCGCCGCGGCGTGGTCGGGGTGGGTCAGTCGTGGTCGGCGTCGGGGGCGTCGTCGCCGGCAGCGTCGGCGCTGGCGTCGTCGGGCTCGATGGGCACGAGCTCGCCGGTGTCGGTGTCCAGCCGGAAGCCGGCGCCGAGCCAGGACTCGATCTCGCGCTCGACGTCGATAGGCAGGACGGTCTCGCCCGAGCGGTACTCGAGGGCGCGGCGCACGAGCCGCTCCACCTCGGGGGCGTCGTCGGGATGCACGCGCTCGATGCGCAGCACGCGGACGGTGGGCTCACGCATCCCGGTGTCGGTGTCCGTCGTGATCTTGGAGCAGTCGACGACGGCGATCATCAGGTGGCGGTTCATCGGCCTGGCCACCAGGTCGCGTGCGATCCACGCGAGGCCGTTCTTCTCGGGGTCCCTCGGCAGACCCGACGACAGCTTGGTCATGCGTTCTCCTGGTTGGTGTCGGTCTCGGTCTCGGGCTCGGCGGTCCAGCGGCCGACGAGGGGGTTGACGCCGTACTCCAGCGAGGCGAGCAGGTGGGCTCGGGCGTCGTCGTTGGTCTGGCGGCGGCCGGGGGTCATGCGGAGGCCTTCTGGGCGGGCTGGTGGGTGCGCAGGTGGCTGCCAAGCGCGGCGAGCGTGGCGGCGTGGCTGACGGCGGCGATGTCGAGGCGGCCGCAGACGGAGCAGGTGGCCTGCCACCGGTTGCCGACGCGGCGCACGGAGCCGCGGGCGGTCGGGGCGGTGGCGGTGGGCCGGGCAGCGAGGTAGGCGTTGAGCACGTCCCAGCCGGGCAGCCCGGTCGTCGGCACGTCGATGCCGTGCGCGGCCGCCCACTCGCGCAGCGTGCGCGCGGTCAGGCCGGCGTCCTCGATCGCCTGGCGCAGCCGGGCGAGCGTGGAGGTACCCGGCCGTGCGGAGCCGTGGCCGGCGACGCTGGCCGGCGGTCGCGCCTCGATGCCGTTGGCCTGCATGACGCGACGCACGACCTGGTAGGTCAGCTGCAGACGCTCGGCCACCTGGCGCTGGGTGAGGCCCTCGTCGACGTAGAGGCGTCGGATCGCGGCGACGACGCGCGGGTCGTCGGCGATCTTGTTCCGTCCACCGGAATGCGTGGAGCGGTCGTCTCGCATGACGACGCCGGGCGTGGCCTTGAGCAGGTCGCGCACCGTGCGGGTCGAGTGGCCGCGCTGGCGGGCGATCTGCGGGATCGTCATGCCGTCCTCGACGTAGTCGCGCACGATCCCTGCGGCATCCGGGGCCGGGCGCGTGGCGGCTGCCAGGCGAGGGCCCGCCTGCGCGGCCGGGCGCGTCACCGGGCGTGGCGTCGGCGCCGAGCGGCGACGAGGCCGCGCCGCGAGCGCCGGAGGCTGCGTCTCGGTCGCGGCGGCCGGGCAAGGGAGGTCCCAACGGTGCGAGCGGTCCTCGTGCGGGCCGTCGTGGCCGGTGGGGAGGTGGCAGTGGATCTGCTGGCCGTGAGCCTCGACGGTGTCGCCGCACTGGACCGGGCGCGTGGCCGGCGCGAGGGGGCGGCGCGGCTTCGCTGGCACCGGCGCCGGGGCGGCGGCGGGCTCGTCGTCGCGGGGCGGCGGGGTGGTGAAGGCGTAGTCGGAGTAGGTGGTGTCCTGGTGCGGGGCGAAGAGGGCGGCCTTCTCCTCGCGCTCGGTGCGGTTGGCGAAGGGGGAGCGGGTGCGCCAGTCGGCCTTGGCTTCGCGGCGGGCGCGCACCTGCTCGGGCGTCTCGCGCGGCTCGCGGGGCAAGTCGGCCACGGCACCGGAGTAGCGCGGCCCGCCGGACATCGTGTTGCCGAGGGCGCGCATCAGGCCACCGCCAGGCGGCCAGTGACGGCGAGCTGGTGGCGCTGCTGCCAGCCCTCGAGCATGGCCATGACGGCGTCACGTGCGCGCTGCTGCGGGATGATGCCGACGCCGCCGAGGTGCAGCAGCGTCATGCACTCGACGAGCAGCTGCTCCTCGTCGAGTCGCGGGTCCAGCGCGGCGCCCATGCGGAACTTCATCAGCACGGCCATGGTGTCGGCCTCCGCCTGCGCGGCCGCGAGCGCCTCATGCAGTTCGCGGCGGGCGTCGCGGAGGCCCCTGGCCAGCTCGTAGCAGGTGTAGGAGACGACGACGGCGGAGTTGATCGGCGCGGGGACTGGGGCGGGGGCTGTGCCGGCGGCGAGGTGGCGACGGTGCTCGGCGCCGAGGTCGTCGAGGGCGGCCTCGACGTCGATCGTGGTCCAGGCCATGGGTCAGGCCTCCTTGGTGGTGTCGTCGGTGGTGAGCCAGGTGGACTCGACGTCGGCAGGGCCGTAGCCCCACTGCTGCAGCCGCTCCAGGTGGAGGACGCCCTTGGCCTTGGCCTTGGTGGTGCCCCAGCCGTCGGTGGTGGGCTGGCGCCAGAAGTCGCGGGGCAGGCCCCACTCGCCGAGGGCGAAGGCCTGCGCGAGGAGGGCGCGGTGGGCGTGCACGCCGCCGCGCTCGGGGTGGCGGTCGACGGTCGGCCAGACCTCGTCGAGGATCTGCCGGACGGTGTACTCGCCGAGGAAGCGGCCGAACGCGGCGATCATCACCGCGGCGTGCTCGACGGCGTCCTTCGGCAGCTGCGGGCGCTGCAGCACCTGGGCGAGGAACGCCCGGCGGACCTCCTGCGCGGCGTCCGAGGCCTTGTTGTTCGCCACGACACGGCGCCGCTCGGCGGTGGCCTCCTCGGGCTTGGGGCCCGAGGTGGCGGTGGCGGTGTTGCGGGCCGAGCGCTTGAAGTGCCCGTGCGTCTGCCAGTCGAGGCAGTAGAGGTGCTCCCGCACGTGGACGGAGCCGTCGGAGAGCAGGTCGGCGTCGGGCAGATGCACGGCGTGACCCGGGCAGGTCATCTGGTGGGCCGCGGGCTCGATCGGCGCCGCGGTGCCGTCGGCCTTGGGCTGGTCGGTGAGATCGGACAGCCACGCGGCGGTGGCGCCGGCGACGCCCGTGCGCGGCGCCTCGTCAAGGACGTTGACGCCCTGGGCGACGAGCTCGGCACGGCGCGCGTCGATCGCGGCGCGCTCGGTCGCTCGGCGCCGGGCCCACTCGATCTCGTGGTCGAGGCGCTGCGGCTCCGCGGCCGCGAGCGCCGTGAGGCGCGTGACGGTCTGCTCGTCGCCGTCGAACTCGGCGATCTTCGCCGCGGTGACCAGGTCGACGTCCGCGAGCGCCGTGCGGGTCTGCTCGGAGGCGTCGGCGAGCGCCAGGGCGGCGTGGACCTCGTCCTTGGGTCGGGCGGTGCGCTTGGCGATCTGGGCGGGGGAGAGGCCGAAGAGGGCGAGCTGCTTGACAGCGGTGGCGTCGTCGGCGGCGGTGATGCCGGCGCGGTGGTGGTTCTCGGCGAGCTGCTCGACGATGCGGTCGGCCTCGTCGGCGATGTCGTCGACGAGCACGACGGGGACCTCGTCGAGGCCGGCCTCGAGCGCCGCGAGGGTGCGGCGCTGGCCGGTGACGACCAGGAGCTGACCGAGCGGGTCGAGGCGCACCTCGATCGGCTGGCGGACGCCGCGGGCGGCGACGTCGCGCTTGAAGTCGGTGTCGAGCACGACGGTGCGGCGGACGTTCTCGGCGAGGACGAGGGTGCGCGGGTCGACGCGGGTGGCCGGCGCGACGTGGGGGGCGGCGGGGGCGTTCACTCGGCACCGCCGGCGAGGCGCTCGACGCGCGTCCAGTGCAGCGCGTTGATGGTCTGAAGCTTCACCGCGCGACCGTCCTGCTCTCCGTAGAGCGCAAGGGCGCCGTCGTGGATGCGCCAGTGGGTGACCTCGTGCACCAGGTGGACGGCGCCGCCACGGTCCTCGTCGACGATGCGAGCGGTGAACGTGTCGGCGGGGCGAGGGTGGTCGCGGCGCATCGGCACGTCGAGCACGGGGACGTCGACGGTGGTCGGGCGCAGGCAGCCGCGCGGGGCGCCGTCGTCGAGCGCGCCGCTCAGCTCGTCGGCGATCTGCCGTCGGCGTGCGATGTCGGCCGGTGTGGGCACGGGGTGGTCCGGGCGGTGGCCGGCGGTGGCCACGACGGACAGGTGGGGCTCGGTCACGGGGTTCTCCCTGGGGCAGCGGTTTGCGGTGGTGCGGCGAGTCAGTCGCCGGTGTCGCCGGCGGCGAGGGCCTGCCAGTCGACGGGTGGGGCGGGGATGCGCACGAGGCGGTCGACGGCGGCGGCCTGGGCACGGCGGCAGGTGGGGCAGGCGAGGTAGCCGCCGCGGGTGCGCTCGCCCTTGCGCCAGCCGTGGCCGCAGTCGTCGTCCGTCACGCCGTCACCCGCCGGCGGGCCGGTAGGGCGTGCCGGTGCGGCGGTAGACGCGGACGCGGGCGCCCTTGGCGCTGCGGCCGGTGGACGGCTCGACGACGGCCAGTCGGCGACCGGCCGTGGTGACCCACACGCGCTCGACCAGACCGTCCGCGACGGCGCGGTCGAAGAGGGCCGAGCGCGCTGCGGTCGGCACCGAGGCGGCGTCGAGCTGGCGACGGATGAGGTTGACGGAGAACTCCGTGCCCGGCCGCACGGCGCCGATGGCGGCCATGAATGCCTCGACCTGCGCCGTGGTGCACAGGTCGCCGGCGTAGCGGCGGGCTCGGGCGCCGGCCGCGGTGGCCGCGGACGTCGAGGGCAGGTCAGTCACGGTCATCGGTTCGCCTCCCCCTCGGGCCGGATGCGGCGGGCGCGGAGCACGAGCGCGAGCGCGATGAGGAGCAGGACGATCGCCCAGCCGGTGCCGCCGGACAGCGGCGGGGCGTAGAGGGCGAGCCAGCCGGCGAACGCGCTCAGCGCGACGGCGGCGGTGATCAGCACCGCGGCGGTGAGGTCCTTCATCGAGCACCCCCGCGGGCGGCGGTGATCGGAACGACGGTGGCGTTGGTCTGGTGCGGGCACTGGGCGCCGCGGACCCAGGCGGCGGCGCAGCGGCGCTCGACCAACCAGCGGCCGCGCTTGACGCGCTGGTGGCCGTGCAGGTCGCCCGCGCGGATGGCGTCGCGGACCGTCTCGGGGTGGCGGCGGAACTCGGCGCTGACCTCGGCGGGCGTCAGCGGCTCGCGCTCCCACACGTCCATGGGTGCGGGCGCTGCGCCGGCCGGGGCGGGGGCGTGCATCGGGGCGGGGCTCACGGCTAGGCTTCCTCTCGGTGTAGGGAGCCCCGGCGGTCTGGCAGGACCGATGCCGGGGCTTTCTGCTGTCTCAGGCCGCGGCGTCGTCGTCGACGCGCGGGCCGGACGCGGTCGGTCCGCGCTCCAGGGCGGCCTCCGCCCGCGCTAGAAGCTGTGAGGCGGTGAGGCCGAGACCGGCCGCGACCTGGCTGAGGGTCTCCGTCGACATCGCGCGGAGCCCGCGGGTCCACCGAGACAGCGACGCGCGGTCCAGCCGGCTCCGGGAGGCGAGGGCGACCCCCGTGAGCCCCTGGCACTCCATCTCGCGCCGGATCTCGCCGGCGAGCGCTTCGGTGATCCCCCCTGGGCCATTTGGCACATCAACCATGGGTGAAAGCATGTGGGCCAAATGGCACAGTGTCAAGCGGGACTAGCGCGTGTCGCGGGCCATATGGCAACGTGTGCCGTATGGCACGCACCCCGAAGTTGCTGGGCCCCCTCGACGAGAAGGTGGCCGAGATCCTGCGCGAGCGCTTTACCGAAGCGGGTATCACGCAGGTGGAGCTCGAGGCGCGCACCGGCATCTCTCGGAAGCGGCTCGGCAAGATCTTCAACGCCGAAGCCCCGCCGGCCACGGTCGGCGAAATCTATGAGATGGGCGAGGTGCTCGACCTCCGCGGTTCGGACGTCGTGCGCTGGGCCGAGGAGCGCGTCGCCGCGAGCGCCGGCACGGCGGGGGAGGCGGAGCTAGTGACCCTCGACGGTGAGGTCGTGGACGCTGATGACTTCGAGCTCGCAGCGATGGACCGCGACGCCGACGACGAGATCGAGGGTCGGCAGGTCGAGCCGTAGCAAGGGAGCACGTGGGGGGGAGATAGCAGGGTGCAGATGTCGATGGACGCGCTGATCGCGCACGCGGAGTCGCTGGGCATGACGATCAAGTGGTGCGACCTGGGTCGCCGGGCGGGGGAGGTGCGCCGCAGCGGCTTGACGCTGCTCAACCACCGGAAGTCCGAGACCACTCAGCGCATCGCGCTGGCGCACGAGATCGGCCACTGGGTGCACGGGCACGACTGGTCCGCGGCGCACGACGTGCCCCGCGACGAGCTGCAGGCCGACACCCACGCCGCGCGCCTGCTCATCTCGCCGGTCGACTACGCGCTGGCCGAGCGGCTGCACGAGGGCCACCTCGGCGCGATTGCCCGCGAGCTCGACGTCGACAGCCACCTCGTGCAGGTCTGGCGCGACCACGTGCTGCGCCGCACGGCCGCAAGCGCCGGCATGGCCGCGGTCCGCGCGAGCCGGCATCTGCGAGCCGTGGGCTGATGGCCTGGGTCGTCACCACGTCGGCCGGACGGTACGTCGCGAAGTACCGCGACGCGACCGGCCGCGTCCGCACCGCCCCGGGCGGGCCGTTCACGCACAAGAAGGCCGCCGAACGCGCCGGCGCGGCCGCCGAGCTCGACGCGCGTTCGCTCGGCTGGCGCGATCCGAGCGCCGCCGGGCGCACCTGGGGCGAGTGGTGCGACGAGTGGTGGCCAACCCGCCGGCGCGCGGCCTCGACGATGGCCACCGACGCCGGGCGCATCGCCAAGATCCTGCGGCCGCGCTGGGGCGACGTCCGGCTGGTCGACATCACCCGCCAGGACGTCAAGGCCTGGGCCGCCGAGCTGGCCGTCTACACCGACGAGGACGGCGTCGAGCGCACCCGCGCGTCCGCCACCGTCAAGGCGATCGTCAACCTGCTGTCGGTGTCCCTGGCGGCCGCCGTCGACGCCGAGATCTTGCCCGCCAACCCCGCCATTCGGCTCGAGCTGCCCGGCACGCCGCCGGGCACCGAGCGCTACCTCACCCACGCCGAGTTCGACGCCATCTGCGAGCACCTCGACGGGCCCTACCTCGCGATGACGCTGCTGCTGGTGGCCACCGGGATGCGCTGGGGCGAGGCCGCTGGCCTGCACCGCGCCCGCGTGGACGCCCGCCGCGGCGTCGTGCATGTCATCGAGGCGTGGTCGGACAAGGGCCGTCACATGAAGCCCTACCCCAAGGGCCGGCGTCAACGGCAGGTGCCCGTCCCGGAGTGGATCGATCTGTCCGCGCTCGAGCAGCCGGCCACCGGGCGCACCTGCGGATACCGGCACCTTGAGGGTGCCTGCGTCGGGCCTCTCCTGGTCACCATGCCCAGCGGCGCCCAGGTCGAGTACGCCCAGTACGCCAAGGCCTTCCGCCGCGCTGTCGCCCGGGCCGACATTGGGCACGCCCGCGTGCACGATCTGCGGCACACCTACGCCTCCTGGCTGATCCAGTCCGGCCGTGTGTCGTTGGCTGAGGTCGGCAAGCTGCTCGGGCACGTCTCGCCGCTGACCACCCAGCGCTACGCCCACCTCGGCGAGCTCGAGGCCGACAAGGTGCTCGCCGCCCTCGGGCCGGCCCCCGCGGCTGCCGGCGGCACCGGCCCGGTCGACGAACTCGCTGCCCGCCGCGCACGCCGGCATGCGCGCTGATCCGGCCCCTGGGTACGACCACGGCCCTCCCACTCGATCCAGGAGGGCCGTTCGTTGCTGTGTGCTATCTCGGCGATCGGTTGAGCGCGCGCCAGAGCTTGATCTCGAAGGCGCCGTCACGAATCGACCAGATGACGAGCGGCAGTACAGCAGCAAGGACGAGCAGCAGCGCCGGGTTGGACCCTCGTGCGACTGCCAAGATCGCTACGACTGTGCCAGCGACACCGAAGACGAGCGCGAGCGCGTCGACGGCAAGGAGCGCACGGTTCGTTCGGCGCACCCGACTATCGGCCTTCCCCCGCATCATCCGCACCTCGTCGCGTCCTGACCACCTTGGTCAGTGTCCAGTCGATCTTGTTCCGGCCCTCGCGCACCTGCACGATCTCGACGAGCGTCACGCGGAAGATGTCATTCTTCCCGTACTGCGTTCCGCGCTCGACGCTCGCGAGGAACTCCTCGTCAGCGATCGTAGCTCTCTTAGTACGGCCAAGGGCAGCGACCTGCCACTTGGTCGGGTCGCGGAAGTTGATCGCCCCGAGCTGGGCTTCGATGTCCTCGTGCTCGATGCGGAAGGGTTCCTTCTCCGGCTCGGTCGCCGCGGCCGCGTAGTAGTCACGCTTCTCCGCTCGAACGTCGGTGGGCGTTTCCAGGATGGCGCGGGAGTCGGCGTTGCGGTCGGCCGCGCGCACTTCCATGAAGGAGGCGTCCTCGGACATCGGGGCTTGGAGTTGCGCCATGGCCTTGCGAGTGCGCTTGGAGGGCTTGTTCAGAATCTTCCAGACCTCCTCCGGCACCTCCTCCACGCCCCCTCCCGGCCACGTGATCATGTAGTTGCCGTTGTCCAGGCGCTCAGCAGCCTCGGGCCGCCCCCGCAGGCGCTTGATCGCGGTGCCGATCACGCCCCTCAGCACCCACCCGGCCCCGGCCAGGACGCCGGCTCCGCCGGTGGGGTACACCCACTCCTGGTTGTCGACGGCCCACTGCAGCACGGCCTCGACCGTGACTGAGCCCTCCTTAATAGGCCGGACCCGGACTTCCGGGGGTGGGCCCTCACCGAAGACGCCGGCCTTAGCTGAGTCGGACACGAGCGTCGTGAGCCCCTGCAGGACTTCCGCCAGGTCGATGGCGTTGATGTCGTGGTACTCGCCCTGCTCGTCGCCAAAGCGCAGTTGGATCAAGTCTTGATCCATCTCCTGGACCTCAGGCTGGTCCGGCTCGTCCAT